AGTGAGTTTCGTGGGCAACGGCGCGGACGACCAGACGTCCGCCAGCATCGCGGCGGAAGCCGCCAAGGAGACGGAAGCAATGGACGGCAGCGACAAGACCAAGACGGTGGACGGCGGTGTGGCGGGTGGTGCGGCCGCGGCGGGCGAGGGCGGGAAGGAGCCGGTGGTCCAGGCCCCGGCGGCGGCGCCGGTGAGCGCTGGTGCCGCCGAGGGCGCGATCGCCGCCGATCCGGTGGCCGACATGCGTGCGAAGGCTGCCGCGGAAGAGGGGCGGATCGCGGCCGTCCGCAAGGTCTGCGGCAGCGACCACGCCGAGATCGCGGCCCGCGCCATCAAGGAGGGCTGGGACACCACGAAGACCGAACTGGAGGTCCTGCGCGCCAGCCGCCCGAAGGCGCCCGCCGCCTATGTTGTGGACCAGACGGTCAACGGCACGGTCCTCGAAGCGGCCTGCATGCTGACGGCGCGCCTTGCGGACGTGGAAAAGGTCCACGACGAGAAGACCCTCGACGTGGCCAGCCGCCGGTTCCGCGGGGGCATCGGCCTCCAGGAGTTGCTGCTCGAGGCCGCGTGGGCCAACGGCTACACCGGCCGCAACTTCCGCGACTCGCGCGAGGTCCTGCGCTTCGCGTTCGGCAAGGACATCCAGGCCGGCTTCAGCACGGTGGACATCGGCGGCATCCTCTCCAACGTCGCCAACAAGTTCCTCCTCGACGGGTTCTTCAGCGTCGAGCGGACCTGGCGCAACATCTGCGCCGTCCGGAACGTGGGCGATTTCAAGACCGTGACCTCGTACCGCCTCATCGGCGCCGACCAGTATCAGCCGGTGGCCCCCGGCGGGGAACTGAAGCACGGCACCCTTGGCCAGGAGCAGTACACCAACAAGGCCGACACGTTCGGCCTGCTGCTCAGCATCGACCGGCGGGACATGATCAACGACGACCTGGGAGCCATCACGCTCGTGCCGCGCAAACTCGGCCGTGGGTCGGGCCTGAAGATCAACGATGTGTTCTGGACCATCTTCCTGGCCAACTCCGCGTTCTTCACCGCCGGCAACAAGAATTACATCACCGGCGCCGACACGGCCCTCACGATTGACGGCCTGACGAAGGCCGAGGTCACGTTCCTCGACCAGGTGGACTCCGACGGCAAGCCCATCGGCATCATGCCGGCCATCCTGCTCGTTCCCACGGCGCTGAGCGCGATGGGCACGCAGCTCTTCAAGTCGCTGGAGATCCGCGACACGACCGCGAACACCAAGTACCCCATCGCCAACCCGCACCAGGGCAAGTTCCGGGCCGAGGTCAGCCGGTACCTGGCGAACACGAAGTACACGGGCGCGAGCGCCAAGGCGTGGTACTTGCTGGCCGACCCGGCGGACCTGCCGGTGATCGAGGTCGCGTTCCTCAACGGCCAGGAGTCGCCGACCATCGAGACGGCCGAGGCCGACTTCAACGTCCTCGGTATCCAGATGCGTGGATACCACGACTTCGGCGTGGCCCTTCAGGACCCCAGGGGCGGCCTGCGTGCAAAGGGTGAAGCCTGATCCGGAGGGCAGCAAATTGATCGTGGAGACCAGCACAATGCCGTCCTCTGCCCAAGGCACTGCATCACTACAGGTCCGGGAGCAATGGAAGCCCATCCCCGGCTCCGAGGGCTTCTACAGCGTGAGTAGTCTAGGGTGCGTGCGGAGTGAGCCGATTCAGACGAGCCAGCTGGGGCGGCAGCGGGGTCGTATCTTGCGGGTTTGTCCCGACAACAAGGGGTACTTGCAGTTTCGGATGTCCTTGCCGGGTAGCCGCTGCAAGACGATGAAAGTGCACCGAGCCGTGGCCCTGGCGTTCCTCGGAGCCCGGCCGGCGGGATTCCAGATCAACCACAAGTCGGGAGACAAGCGGGACAACTCGGTGGGCAATCTTGAGTACGTCACCTGTCGGGAGAATATCCGGCACGGGTGGCGGACGGGACTCTACAGCGGCGACCATGCGCGTGGTGAGAGGAACGTCACCGCCAAACTTACGGCCGATCAAGTGCGGCAGATTCGTGCGATGAGTTCGACCACGAGCCTGGCGGAAGTGGCCAGGCGGTATGGGATTACCATGCAGAACGTGTGGCAGATCGTGAAGCGAAGGACATGGAAACACGTGGCATAGAAGGAGCAGAACATGGCTCAGAACTTTCAGGCAACGTTCGTGCAGGCCGGTGAGAGCATCGACTACACGCCCGTGTCGGCCGTGTCGGCCGGCCAAGTCGTGGTCCAGGGCTCGATGATCGGCGTGGCCAAGACACCCGTCGCGGCGGGCGCCCTCGGGGCTCTTGCGGTGAGGGGCATCTTCGATGTCGTCAAGGCCAACGAGCAGCAGGCGCTCGGGGCAGCCCTCTACTGGGACGCCGACGGGAACCCCTACGGGGGCACGGCCGGCACGGGCTGCGCGACCACGACGGCCGGGGGCAACACCTTCATCGGGTTCGCCCAGGCGGCCGCCGGCGCCACGGACGAGACGGTCCGCGTCCTCTGGAGCGGGCCGGTCGCCCTGACCAACACCGTGCACAACGCCCTGACGGCCGACCTGGCCGATCCAGGCGCGGCCGGGGCGATCCCGGTGACCGATAGCGGCCACTGCGACATCGTGACCGCCGGCGCCGAGACGCGGACGCTGGCCGCCCCGACGTATCTGGGGCAGTTGCTGCTACTGTCCCTGAAGACGGACGGCGGCAACTGCGTCATCACCTGCGCCACGACCGTCAACCAGACCGGCAACAACACGATCACCCTCGACGACGCCGGCGACGCGATCCTCCTGGTGGCGAAGGCCAACGGCTCGAACAAGCGGTGGTCGGTGGTTTCCAACGACGGCTGCACGCTGAGCACGCTGTAAGGGACGCCCGTGGCCGACCTCCTCCAGCAGGGCGCGGCTTGGCTTGAGAGCATGCGACACAAGCACGCCTCCAGACCGGTGACGTACCAGCGCGGCGCGGAGAGCATCGCGCTGAATGCTACGGTCGGCCGGAGCGTGTTCCAGGTGGTCACCGCCGATGGCATGGTCGAGCAGGTGGAGCGGCGGGATTACCTCGTGCGGGCCGCCGACCTGGTTCTCGGCGGCGTGCAAGTTGAGCCGCAGGTCGGCGACCGCATCCGCGAGACGGTCGGCGGGAAGGTGCAGGTGTACGAGGTGATGGGCGCTGGGCAGGAAAAACACTTCCGCAAGTCGGACCCGGACGGCCTCACGCTGCGGATTCACACGGCGCACGTAGACACGGAGACGGGAACATGACGCCGCAGAACGAGGTCACAGAACCGCTGGAGCCGTGGGTGGAGCGGGTGATCGACCGGGCGCTCCTCAAGCACATGCAGACCTGCCCGGTGGCCACGCGGGTCATGAAGATCGAGCTTCGCCTGTCGGCCCTGATCGGCTTCATGGTCGGCAGTGGTCTCCTGGGCGGGGCGGCCGGGGCGATGGTGTACCGGGCCTTCGGAGGCTGACATGGCGGTCCTTGCGGACATCGCGGACGCCGTTGTGACCACGCTGAACGGGCACACGTTCACGAGGCCCTTCACGGCCGTGCGCTCGTATCGGCCGGTCTACACCCGCGAGGAGATGAAGGACCTCCACGTCACGGTGGTGCCGGGCGGGTACTCAATGGAGAACCTGGGCCGCGGGCAGGTCCAGGAAGACTACACGGTCGAGGTGGCGGTCCAGCAGGCGCCGGAGACGATGGGCAACGCCGCGCTCGACCCGCTGGTAAGCTTGGTGGAGGAGATTCGGGACTTCTTCCTCGCCAACCGCCGCCTGGCCGCCATGCCCAGCGTCATCTGCCTAAGGGCGGCGTTTGCGGCGGGGTCGGACCGGGGCTACGCACCGGAGCACCTGGACCAGCTCCAGCAGTTTACAGGCGTCCTGGCGCTCGTGTTCCGCGTGGTGGGGTAAGAGACCATGAACAACGTCATCATGCGTGTGGTGACCATTACGAGTGACTACCAGCCGCTCGTGTCCGAGTCACTTGTTGCCGGCACGGTCGTCATCTCCTGCCCGCCGGCCAACGCGGGCTCCGTGTTCTTCAAGGGCGACGATGGCAGCGACGTGCCGTGGATCGCTGGCGAATGGCACGAATTCAAGGGTGTCGATCTGAGCAGCATCTTGGTGAAGGGCACCGACGGCGACACGGTAACGATTGTTGGCGGGACCTGGTGATGCCTTACGGATACGGCAACAGCGGCGGTTGCGGCACGCCCGGCCTGGCGTGGAAAGGCGCCTGGGACGCCCAGGCCACCTACGCCAAGGGTGACGCCGTTTCCTGCAACGGCTCGTCCTACGTGTCGAACGCGGACGGGAACCAGTGTTACCCGCCCGACCTGTCTGAGAACTGGGACCTGCTCGCCGGCAAGGGCGAAATCGGGTCCCCGGGCCTCGTCTGGAAGGGCGAGTACGACAACGGCTACACCTACGGGTGCGGCGATGTGGTGTCGTGTAGCGGGGCGTCCTACGTGGCCATCGGCTACGTCGATGGCGATCCGCCCGAGGAGCATCCCGAACTGTGGCAGAAGGTCGCCGACAAGGGCGCAGCCGGCGACCCCGGCCAGGGGTTCGCGGTCGGCGACATCAAGTGGCAGGCCCACGGCACCGCCGAGACGGGCTGGCTGGAATGCGATGGGGCCAAACTCAAGAAAGACGACTACCCCGACCTGTACGCGAAGATCGGCGACGCCTTCAACGACGGCAGCCAGGGATCGGACGAGTTCATGCTGCCGAACCTGCCGGACCGGGTAGCCCTCAGCCGGAGCGGCTCTCGCTCCATCGGCGCCTGCGGCGGCGAGGAAGAGCACCAGTTGTCGACTGACGAGATGCCGTCCCACGACCACGGCGGCGGGGAAGTGAACGGCTGCGTCGATGTGTCCGGCGACATCTCCGGCCAGGCCGGCTACGAGGTCAGCACTTACTGCGTCTGTGACAGCGACCCCTCGCCATCGGTCATCTCCTGCATTGGGGGATGCGAGGGCTACTGCAACACGCTGCCCGTCTGCGGCACGTTCAGCGGAGGCGGTTCGTTCTGCGCGAGTTTCCAGACTTGCTCGTGCGGCGGCAGCCAGGCCCACAACAACATGCAGCCGTACCTGGTGCTCATGGCGGTCATCAAGGTGGCGGCATGAACCCCATCGGCGAAGAAATCCTGGTCAGGCCCGCCGAGACGCGGGTGATCGTCTTCACGAAGAGCCCCGGCGAGTCTTTCTCGTCGCTCTCGTGGAGCCTGGCGGCGTGGCTGCGGATGTTCCCGCCCGAAAACTGCTTCGAGGTCAATAAGCGCGACCTCGTGGCGGCCCGCAACACGGCCTTCCGTGACCTGTGCATGCGAGCACCGGCCGGCATCGAGCACTTCATCATGGTGGACCGCGACATGCGGCCCGGCCCGGCGGCGCTTCCGTTCCTCCAGGTCGAGGGGGACTTGGTGGGCTGCATGTACGACACGGGGCAGCCGGGCACGTGGGCGAAGCCCGATGCCGTGCATGGGGGCCTGTTCCGGTTCAACCGCAAGGTCGTTACGGCGCTGGCGTCGCAGGCCCCCTGGTGGCAGTTCGGACACTCGGCAGACGGCTGCGAGTTCCGGTGCGAGTGCCTTTCGTTTCAGAAGAAGGTCCAGGACGCGGGCCTTCGGTGCGCCCGCGGCGGCTGGTGCGGCCACCGCGACAAGGCCTGAAGGGGATTCCAATGGCACTGATTGAGAAGGTTAACGCGCTTCCCCCGGCCCAGGCGGCGGCCGCGCGGCTGCGGCAGGAATCGGCGCGGCTGGTTCATGCCGTGCAGTCGTCGATGGCGCTTATGCGCGGCACGATCAAACAGGGCGGCGGCAAGGCCCCCGTTGCCGCGGCGCTGGGGTCGGCCGACGCCTCGGAATTCCAGCAGTTCTACACGCGGCTCCAGTCGCTGGTGCAGGACTTCGGCGGCGTCACGCCGCCTGACGCATAAGGAGGTTTCGTCATGGCTGTCAAACTCGGCTTGGACGCGAAACTCTACTACTGCGAGGACGGCATCGGCGGTACGCCGGAGTGGACGGAAGTCACGGCCGCCAAGGACGTTACCTGCACCATCAACAAGGGCGAGGCCGACGTCTCGACGCGCGGCGGGGGCGGGTGGAAGGCGACCGTCGGCGCCCTGAAGGACGCCAGCATCGAGTTCGAGCTGGTGTACGACGACGCGGACGCGGCGGTGCAGGCGATTCTCGATGCGTTCCTTGCCGGCAGCATCATCGGCCTGGCCGTGGCCAAGGGCGACATCACCGTCAACGGCACCAAGGTGTTCATGGCCGACTGCGCGGTCCTCAAGTTCGACGAGAAGGAACCGCTGGAGAACGCCATCACCATCTTGGTGACGGCGAAGCCGACGTTCTCGGCCAACCAGCCCCAGTTTGTGACCATCGAATCATCGTAGGCACCGCGGGGTAGGCAAGTGGCAAGCCGCGAGAGTCATTATCTCGCCAGCGCGGGTTCGATTCCCGCCCCCGCTACCATTCTTCGGGAGGCAACATGAAAACGTTTGTGGATGCGACCGGCAAGACCTGGACCGTCACCATCAACACGAGCGCCGTCAAGCGCGCCAAGGAAACGGCCGGCGTGTACCTCGTGGACATGGTCAAGGAAGAGAGCGACCTGTACGGCCGGCTGCTCCTCGACCCGGTGCTCGTGTGCGACGTGGCCTACGGCGTGTGCAAGCCCGAGGCGGACGCCCGCAAGTTTACCCGCGACGACTTCAACGCAGTCCTCGTGGGCGACGCCATCGCCGCGGCGCGGGAGGCCATTTTGGGGGACCTCGTGGATTTTTTCCCGAACCCCATCCGGAGCATCTTCAGGAAGGCGCTCGCCGGGCCGCCGGATGGGACGGGACCCGCATCTGGCGGTTCCTCTGGGAACTCGCCGGCGCCTGCGGCGTCGACCCCGGCGACCTGACGCTGCGGGAACTGGTCTGGATGGCCGAGGCCCGCAGCCGCGCCGCGTGGACGCACACGTCGTCGGTGCTGGCCCTGATTGCGAACGTGAACCGTGACCCGAAGAAGCACGGGCCGTTCAAGCCCAGCGACTTTGATCCGCACAAGCGAAACGAAAAGGACCTTATCTTGCCGCACTGCGGCATCGAGGTCCTGAAACAGGTCTTCATTGACGGAAAGGCAGGTTGAATCATGGTGAGTAGCCGATATGTGACGATGTCCGTGTTCGTGATCCTGGTTGCCGTTCTGGTGCTGGCCGGTTGCCACAAGCCGGAACTTCCGAAGCAGCCCCCGCGGCTGGTCGAGACCGCCACCAAGGCGGATGACGCCGGCACGGCGATCGCGCGGGCCGCCGACACCGCCGGCCAGAACATCGACAGCGCTGCCGTGAAGGTCAGCGAAGTGGCCGGTGTGGTCGGCGCCCAGGCCCAGACCCTCCGCGAGGCGACGCCCATCGCCGAGCCTGTCGCCAAGGTCCTCGACGCCCAGGCGGACGCGCTACAGAATGACGTGACCCCGAGGCTTGTCGTTGCCCGCGAGGCCGTTGCCGAAATCTCGCGCGAGTCCAAGGTTGTCGTCCAGGTGGTCGTGCCGGAACTCCGCCGGGCCGATGCCGCTGCCCAAGCCCTCGCCAAGGAGCGCGATGCCTGGCAGGCCAAGGCCGCGGCCGCCGAAAAACGCATCGCGGAGGAACAGGCCAAGGCCGACGGCGCGGTGCGGGCGGTCCTTAAGTGGCTGATCGTGGCCGGCGTGGGCGTCCTGGCGGTCGGCGTGTTCCTTGCGCTCAAGGTGGACCTGAAGGCGGGGCTGGCCGTCGCGGCGGGGGCGCTTCTCCTGGTGGGCGCGGCAACGCTCGTCCACCAATACCTGGAATGGATCGCCATCGGCGCCGCCATCCTTATCGCTGCGGCCATCGCGGGCATCGCGTGGATGCTCTGGCGCAGCCGGCAGGCGTTCTTCCAGACGGGTAATCTCGTCGAGGCCATCAAGCAGCAGATGGACCCCGAGAGCGTCAAGGCGGTGTTTGGCGACGGGGCCGTGCCGGGCCTCGTGCACCAGATCGTCGATGACGCGCAGTCGGCGCTCTACAAACTCGGCGTGCGGACGGGCGTCATCAAGACCAAGGAGCCGGATGCGACCACGGCGCCCGCGAACCAGGCGGCGGCCCCGGCCGCTCCCGCGCCGGCGGGCGGGTAACTACATGGCCCTCAAGTTCGCGGTCAAACAGTGGTTCTTCAGCGAGAAGATCGTCCGGGCGATGGTGGACCAGAAGACCGGCCGCGCGCTCGCCGCGGCCGGTCAGTGGATTCGCAACGCCGCCAAGTGGAGCATGGCCGAGCGGGCCAATCCCGACCTCCACTCGCCGCCGGGGACGCCGCCGTACGCGCACCCGAAGACCGGCAAGGCTCTGAAGAAGCACATCTACTACCACTATTCGCCCACGCTCAGAACGGTGGTGGTCGGCCCGGTGCCCCTGGGATACGTGGGCGATGTGCCGCGCATCCACGAATTCGGCTTCACCGGCACCCGGCGGCTGCGGAACCGGCGCCGGCGCGTCCGCAAACTCGGCGGCGTGGGCGAGATTCGCCTGGTGACGACCGCCAGGACCGTCATGGCCGATTCGCCTACAGGCCGTGACGCGGTGGCCCTTCAGGACACCAGCACGAAGGCCGTGTACGCGCACCTCCGGACGCCCGCTCAAGTGCGGCGCTCCAACGAGTTGAACGAGACGCTGTACGGCCCACTGTGGATGCTGAAGCCCGTGAACTTCCCGCCGCGCCCGTACATGCGCCCGGCGCTAGCATCGGCCAAGCCGATGCTGCCCAAGTTCTGGGCCACGTCGGTGGCGGCGCCGGCGGCCGCGTAGGAGGCACCATGCCCGATGCCGGCGCAATCAGGATGGGCGGGGCCTACGTCGAAATCTCCGCCGACGATGCACCGATGCTGCGCAGGCTGCGCGAATCCCAGGCCCGCCTCAGGCAGTGGGTGGCTGAGAACAGCGGGCCGGCCCTCACGCGCGGCACGGAGGCGTCGGTCTTGGCCCAGGGGCGGGAGGGGGGCGGGTTCCTCTCCGGCGGTTTCAAGGGCATGCAGATCGCCGAGACGGGCCTTAAGTTCGCCACGGCCATCGCCGCCACGAAGGTTGCCATCAAGGACGTTCAGATGTTCTCGGCCCTCTTCCGGGGCGACATGGAGGGCGCTCGCAAGGCCGCCGAGGAACTGCCCTTCGGCCTCGGCGAGATCGTGAAGGAACTCTCCGGCCCCGTCGATTCGGCGATGAAGTGGTTCGTCTTTCGCCTGCGTGGCCTCGATACCGACGACAGCGCCGATCGCGCTGCCGCCGCCAAGGCGAAACGCGACCGGGACGAAGGGGTGGCGGCATGGAACCGCTACGTCAACGCCGTTCATTCCGTGGACCGGGCCCTCGCGCAGGCCACCATGTCGGCCGAGGAGTTTGCACGGTACGAGGTTGACGGCCTCCGCCTTGCGCAGACCGAGGCCGAGGCCCTCCTTGCCAAGAAACTCCGCCTTATCCAGATTGAGCAGCAGCGGAAGGCCGCCGAGAAGTTCCAGGAGACCCACGCCCGCGGCGAGAGCCTGATCGGCCAGGCGATGGACCAGTACGCCCGGGCCACGATGTCCGAGCGTGAGTTCCTCGCTTACGAGGTCCGTCACCTAGGCCTTGCCGCCAACCAGGCCGAGTCGCTCCTCAATTGGCGCCTGGCCATCCTCGATGTCACCGAGAAACAGCACGCCGCCGAGAAACGCAAGGACTTCGACACCGGTCTTGCCGGCACCATGCGGAATCTGGAACTGGAGGCCGGGGTCCTCCGCGGCACGTTCGAGGCGTTCGACGTAGAAGTCACGCGGGCCGCCAAGCCGCTGGACGAGGCGATGGACGCCGGTCTCATCAGCTTCCAGGAGTACACCGCGCGCCTCGAGAAGCTGAAGGCCGCGATGGCAGAACTCCGTGCCGCCCGCGAAGCGGACGCCGCCAAGCGGGAGGGCCAGTCGCTCACCGAGTCCGTGCAGACGCCCGAAGAACGGGCCAAGGCCCAGATTGAGCGCTACAAGAAGTTGCTCGAAGGCGGCAACATCACCGGCGAAACGTACCAGCGGGCAGTGCGGAAGGCTCTCGAGGACGCGGCCGCCGCCATGCCCGACGCGGCCGCCCGCGCCACGATTGGTGTCCGGGGCACGTTCAACGCGATGGAGGCCGCAGGGATGGGGGCGGGCGGCGTCAGCGACCGGATCGCGAGCGCCACCGAAGCGACCGCCCAGAACACCGAGAAGATCGCCCAGTTGGCCGCCAACC